TTGTTAATTGTGCATCACCAGTATCTTCTTTACTTACAGAACCTTTATTCAAGGCTGGTCCACCAGCACTAGTTCCAGCAAGTTCTTCGGTCTCACGAGTAAACATATCCATAGTTTGAAATGTTACTTGTGGAATCTGATTGAAGCTACCATCCTGCACAACATCTTTTAGTGGTGCATTACTATTTACAATGATATGCCTTTCACCATTTCTCATACGCTTAAAGTTAATATAGTCAAGTGCATTTCTTCTTATAAACTTTTGGTTATTATTTGCCAAAGCCATATTATCCATGATTGCTCTAGTTATACCAGTTCTTACTTTTTGATTGTCTCCAATAAAAAATGCAAGAGCATTTCCCCATAAAGAGAATGGAACAGCAGAATATACAGAACGTTGAAAAGGTATAGGGTCTCCAGGAAGCTCATTCCTTTCTATCATTAGATTAATGTCATATTTATCAACCCACATAGCTATAATAGGTTCAGTTATTCCATCACCATCAAGGTCATAATATCCCCAATACTCTATCACTTTAACTGTCTTTCTAGCTATATCAGCAGATTGAAACTCAGAATCAGTACCATATCTTTTTGCATCAGCATTTCTAATAGAACCTAAACTTGTATCTTCTTTTTCCTTCACAGCATTTGATAATTTATCCAAATCCTCATCACTAAAACTCTTTGTACTTCTCAAAGCAGATATTGTCTCAAGTCTCTCATAAATAAGAAACTTCATCTGCTTTTCATTTCTTGCAGATGGGTCTGGGAATATGTGTTCATTTCTACATACTTCTGCAGTAGCTGAATTATATTCATCAAACTTCTTATAATATTTAACTTCGAATGTCTCAATGCCATCTTCATTTATGTCATTTTGTTTTATTTCATCTGGGACATCTCCTCTAAGAAGAATGTCTTGCATTGTTATAGATGGTATAGTTTCAACCTTTATAGATTCTTTAAAATCCCATCCAGTTTTAGTCCATACTGTACCCTCTCTCAACATTATATCAACAACTTCGTTAACAAAATTAACTCTATCAAAGTCACAAGTAAAGTGAGTATTTAGATATTTCTGCATGATTCTAGCTCTTCCAGAAAATCTAGGAGAAGACAATCTAAATGGATGAGTAGTATTAGTAAAAGGTTCTGTCATATTTGGCTTTTGCCATTCTATTTGTTTAGCAATATCTTTCATTGTAATTTTAGAACCATTCTTCTGAACTGATGCTTGATTGTTGCCATAATATATGTCATTCCACTCTTGTATCAACTCATCTACCTCTGTTTTTGCTTCTTTTGCTTTTTTATAATCATGTTTAAGGTCTTTGAAAATTCTTGCTTCAATTTCCTTTTTTGTCATTTTTTCTTTTTCTTCTTCCATGTATATCCTAATCTGATGGTATAGCAGGTTGAGTTCCTTGAAGCAAGGTTGCTCTCTGCGAAATAGTTTGCATCATATCCTTAAGGTCATCAAGGACTGATTGTGCACCACTTGGGTTAGAATTCACAAAGAAACTAGCAACATTACCTTGCATCTTAGTTAACTCAATAAGTAGGTTATCGTCAAAACCTTGTATTTGTCTAGATATTAAATCTCTATTTACTTCTTCTCCAAGTAACGCAACTGTTGCTTGGCTAGCTTGACTATACATAGCTTGAAGTATTCTAACTTTAAAGTCTATGTAAAGCTTTGCTTTTTCTTCAGGCAATATATTGAAGTTATTTAATTCAGTTTCTGAATCACCTTTTGTTTGGTCGAAAAAAGAACCAGCTTTTGTATATTCTGTAATAAACTCACTAAAATAAGCCTTATATTTTTCATTTAATGGAGTTATAATCATTTTCTACCTTTATCTTTTAATTTACTAAAATCTATACTATCCCTTATATCTATATATGGATTAAATAAAGACTTAGTTTTTTCTTTTTCTCTGTCAAAGAAATCTACATTTTCATATGAGTATATATCTTTTTCTTGACTTGACTCTTTTTCTACTCCAGATACATTCATACGTATGTCACCTATTGCTATTTGTGCAACTTGTGACAAGCTCAATAGATTCCAAGTAAAGGACAATATCTGCAGGAATAAAAACATAGTATTTGAAGATGCTAGAACTACTGGTGCTGCATTACCTGAAGATATAACTATAAGTACAATTCCAATTATCAAAGATAATAGTCCATTGCTTTTTCTCTTAACTGGTATAACCTCAAATTCAAATGTTTGACCTATTGTGCTTATGATATCTGGTGCATAAACAGTTTTTACTTCTTCAACGTTTATATGAAACTTTCCACCAGATACAAAACCATTGTTGTATTCTCCACCATCATATTCAAGAAAACCAAGTTTGCTACCACGTATATATATATCTCTTAGTTGCCAAAACATATTAAGGTATATAGGATTGTATGAGTAATCATCAAGCATATAAGCTCTTCTCTGTGAATCACCAGATACCTCACTATCGTCAACTGTATTAACAAGATTATACTTTGTATATTCTACAACATCAATCCAATTTGTCATGTTTATGTCAAAAGTTTCTTCCTGTATATGAGGAATTAGTCCGTTAGTAGGAATTCCATTTCCTATGCTTACTGGCAAACCTCTTGGTTCAAATATTGTATCTTTACTTATCAGTAACATTGCAAATAATGCACTTCTCTCATAGTCTTCAATAGCAACTTCATTATTATTAAAATCCAATGCTATTAAGTTAGGTATCTCTACCGAATAGGAATTTCCATTGTAGATATAAACATTATCTATAGCAGTTTCACCATAATTCACTTCATTATTATATGATGATGTTGCAATATTGATTCTAGTATTAAGTATTGTTCTTGGCAACGGAGTAGTTCCATTGGCATAAGCATAAGCACTATGTCTAAGTTTTAGTGCAACAATACCATTGTTTCCAAGTATCTCCTCTACATAACCCCTTACGGTCTGTAAATCGTTTTCTGTAAAGGTGAAATTATTAAGATAGTATGCATCTATTCTTTGCACATTCTCATCATTATGAGTGTCTTTTATATTTTCTATGTCATCGTCATCCATTTGCATGATGTCTTTCAAGAATTTGATTGTGTATTCTGAATTAAGTACAACTTGTCTACTTATATTAGTTAATGGTTTGTAACAAACTTGACCATTGATTACATGAGTTATATCCTCTCCGTATATCTCTCCAAGCATTCCCTCATATGTTTCAACAAACGTACTTCTCCAATTTCCGTACGCAAGCATCTTCTGTTTTTCATATTCAATAAGACAAGCTCCACCATCATTAGGTGCAGGCTTCCAGAATGAAGACGGAAACTTTTCTGGCTCTGGGTCTCTAAACGAACGTCTTTCACCCCATCTAACAAAGCAAAAACCTCTTGCTCCGTCTCCACCATCAGCACCACTTCCTGAAGAATAATAATAATTTAAGATTGGCCATGGAGTAGCTCTTGATTGACCTGCTCCACCGCCTCCTCCTCCACCACCTCCAGCAGCTGGATAGATTCCTGGTTTGCCATTTATCCCAGGTGCCTCAAAGACTCCTGAGTCTCCACCTTCTCCACCTTTTGCAGGATAAAATATAGTCTGAGTTAGAGGTCTAATAGAATTATTTCCATATGTTCCATCGGTTATTACACCAGAACTTCCAGTGTTTGGTGACTTGCCACCAGAGCCACCTCCAGCTATTATATCATAATTTAATCCAGAACCATCATTTCTAGGTATTCTTAATGCACTTTGTTCGCCATCAGAACCATCAGTTCCAACATTATATCCAGAACCATCAGGTCTGGTTGCACCAATTCCACCTAATCCACCATTACCTACTTCTATTTCAATTATATCACCAAAATTAAGTTCAGTAGTATCTATCTCATAAGTTCTATATTCTCCCTCAATACCACCAAAACCACCGTGACCGTATTGTGCTTCTGCACCAGAACGACCACCACCACCACCACCACCTGCTCCATAGATTGAAAAGTATATTTTTCTGTCTATTGGAAAGTCAATGCCAGCAGTTACTTTTTGTGTTTCAGATAAACATATATATCCAGAATCATTATCAGTATAGAATCTATCATCAGATGTTATTACCTTCAAAAACATTTCATTAGATTGTTCTTGGCTTGGATTTGATTGATAAACTATTCCACCATTTGGAGTAGATGAAATATTAAATAATTGAGCTTTAGATTGGTCTGTCTCATATGGGTCTACAGATACACCACACGCACCAGAAAACATTTGAGTTAATGGATTGTATATTAATTTACCAATACTATATTGACCATCTCTTTTTACTTCAATAGAATTGTCTGATGAATTTGCTATAAACGTAACATCAGACGTTGTATCTGCAGGTTCCATTATGTATGAATCTGGTCTAAGCTGTGCACCATCCATATATGGATTATGAATTGAATAGTTGCTACCTATTGCAAATCTAAGTCTTTCAGTAGCATAACCTTCCAGTCTAACGTTTCCAGATACTATAGAACCAGTAATTGAATCAGGTCCGAATACAACTGAACCAGTTCCTTGTACTCCAGTACCATCTAGGCTTGCTATAAAACTATTGTTATTTTGAGCCTTTACCCAGTAATTACCAAGTCTACTTTCTCCAGATATAGTTTTATTTGCACCTAGTCCATCATAAATAATATAATTAGGTGCTGCTCTACCATCAACAACTAAATAAATTTCATATCCAGCAGAACCTTTATCTTTAAATCCTAGTATTAAATCAACACCATAACTAAATGTTGATACTATTGTTTTGTCAACAACTATTCCAGTATCTTTATTGAATTCTATAAAGTCTCTAGATTCAACATTTCTGTCAAGTGGTCTGAATTTATTAGAACGTCCAGTAGATATTCCACTTAATGTATCAAAAGATTCAGCCAATATCTCATCTGTAAAAGAGTATTTGCCAATCTGTGACATTATATGTACCAATCATAGTCTGAGAAATTTATATCTTCTCCATTTAGTGCAATATATTTTGCTCTGTCTTGATATGAATCATCTAGGCTTCTCTCTATAAGCAATTGTTCATGTCTAAATAAAGCCTTATTGTACATACTCATATGTGTAGCAGACATTTGTCTTTCTAATCCAGCCATAACATAATAAGCTAATGCATCAATTAATGTTGCATCAATATCTATATCTTCAGTAACACTAGCTACTGGTCTTCTATAGAATATATATACTCCATCTACTGGGTCATAGATTTGTCTATATGGAGACGTCTCTGGTTTTGTTTCAACCTCAAGAGTCTCACAAGTTGCTTCTGTCCAAATTTGGTCTAGTCCTTCTTGCACCCTGTGAACAAGTTGTTCATTAGCAGGAAGCTGTGAACGAGACAAAGATTTAGACAATAACAAATTTCTAAAGTCATTAAAAGTCATTTGTTTCCTTTAACAATAATCGTAGTTATAATCATCACCATATAAATCATCAAAAGAATCTCCATCACCAATAACTTCTGTACCACCATTAGCCATAGGAGTAAATACAAAATTTGGGTCTAAGAAGTTTGCAAGACAATCCACTGCATCGTCGTGTGCTGTTGTTGCTCCAGTCTTAATGTAACCTTTCATCTCATATTCTAATTCTGCAATAGCTTCTAAGTCAATATCAGTTGGGAAATGTATATGTCCCATCTTCATCTTTGGCTGAAGTGCATTGATTCTAAATTCTTTTGACACAATAGAGTTGTTTGTTAATCCATCATAATTAAAGTATACTCCAGTATCCATCATCTTAAGTTGAATAAAGTGGTCTAATACTTGTTGAAGTGCAGCTTTTTCTGCACGAACTTCTAATGGTTTAAACATAACAACGTGTTCAAATAGTTTGTTTATAACTTGTGTTGGGTTATATCTTCCTACATCTGATTTAACAATAAACCAATGTCCATCAGAATTAACACCTATAGTTGTGACGACACTAAAATCGCCACTTTGTTTTTTACTTACAGCTAAATCCATACTTGTAAAGAAATTCATCTTGTTCATCTCTGTTTTTATCTGCTCGTACTCATAGTACTTGAAAAATCCTTCTTCAAATACCCTAAGGTCGTCATTAACAACCTCTAGCATCATTTCTCTATAGAAATCTGCTTCAGCTCCCATTTCCTTTGCTTCTGTAAATTGCTTCATTATTGCACCAGGAGTAAACCTATCAGCCCATGAAGACTTTATATCTTTTTCTGCACAAGGAAACACATCAGCAACTGGAAACTTAACTGACTTATATGTCTTAGACCTAAGCATTTCCATTAATAGGTCATCATCTGTCATTGGTGTACCTACTACAATTTTCTTGTAGTGAGTAACATCTACAGAGTTTGCTACCGTAGAATAATACCAAGTCTTAAGTTTCTTTCTTTCGTTTTCTGATGTTAATATTTCATCAACTAAAATATCATCAAAGATTAACAATTGAGGTCTTTTACCGTTTTTCTTAGTACCCCTCATTGATTGACCTGCACCCTTAGCCTGAATATGTATAACATGACCTTGTTTATTTTCCCATGCTATATAGTCAACCTTATCTGCTATGGTTTTACCTTGCCTATCTTTTGCTAACTTTAATTCTTCTTGAAGCATTTCAGAGTTATCCCAAATATCTCTAATAGCTTTTAGTTGTTCTTTTGCTTGGTCTATTGTAGCTGAAAATATAACCAAGTTATGAACTTTTCCAAAATTTGGAAGTTCACCTTTTACTGCAACATACAATGGGGTATAGTTAGTCATAACTGTAGACTTTGCTCCACCCCTATGTACCATTGCTTGAACATTTTGTTCAGATGAATACATTTCATCTATCATTTGATAGTGCATTCTTGGAGTAGTATTCTGCTCTCTAGGTATAAATAGATTTACCCATGAAAAAAACTCTACAGATTCTTTCCTGGGTTTATATCCATCAGTGTATGATGGACGTATATAATTTTGTTCTTTTCTTTTATTAAGTATACTCATAATATATCCTAATAGATTATTGGAACATCTATAATGTCACCATTCTCACCTACCATTTTACCAGAATTGGCTAATTGCTCTATCCCATTCAACAATTTAGCTGATGCTTGTTCTGTAACACTAACCTCATTATGATTAAAGTTAAATTCATTTTCAACTTTTTTCTCTTGTTTAATATATGGTTGTAAAGCCTTTGCTGCTTCTGTCTTTTCTCTTGGAGATGTTCTCTCTGACTCAATTATAGCCATAAGTCTATTTATTACAGTTCTACATTGAGATTGATTTATTGTTCCATCATCTGGAGTTAAGAATAATATCAATTGCTGAACCCATTTACTCCTATGGAATTGGCTAGATACAGTCCTGGCTTTATTAGCATCAACTCCAAACACTTTCATATATGCTTGATTAGGCTTAACTCCGTCAATGACCAAATGTGAGTATTGTATACCACCCTTGAAACGTTCGTCATCAACTTTTGCTTTAGCCCTAACCGACAATATTTCAGGCTCAAGATTGTCCAAATCTACTGGTACTAAATCCACATGCCCTCCTTTTAGTTATTTCAAGGCTATGCCCTCGATGCTTAAGACACAGCAGTGAGACAACTATGCCTCACATTATTTAAAGTGATATTTTATCTAACTCTGGAACTAGTCCCTTATTTGAATATGTATTATATCTTGGGTCGTAACCATTGAAGAATAATCTATCACCAGCAGATATTAACTCTTGACTCTCATCATCCTCAATATATGTCTTTTCATCAATAAGCAAATACTGATGGTCGACTGGGATTTCATCTTGCATAAGCTTAGCCATTGCTCTTATATCATAATGAGCTTTACCATCAAGTCTTAATTTTAATAAGTGTTTAATTGCATTAAGAGATGCAGTCATTACTAAATTGTATTGGTAAGCCTGTGGCAACAGCATTGCAATATCATCATTTTTACATTTTCTTTTAATAGCCTTATTAACTATAAGTTCAATAACTTTTAAATCTTTGTTTATAGATTCATCTTTTGTTTGAGTATAAGAACCACCTTTATGAACTGTAAATCTTGTAGATTGCACAGTAAATTCAGTTCCTATATCATGTCTAGTTAAAGCTAGTAAAGTTTTAGTACTAATTCCAGTTATTCTAAATGTATATTGTAAATGGTTCAATACAGAATTGTGTTTCATTTTAACACCAATTCTTCTTATTAAATCCCTATCTTTTGTTCCAGCTTTTTCATAGCTTTTGTCATTTTCACTATCAGATTTTGAGTGCGTATCATAGCACATTCTTATTGCTGTCGAACACACATTTAGTGGTGTGTGATGTAATAATTCTACTTGCATATTAAATTTGCTCCCTTTCTAAATTTAAGTATAGATGGTTTAATAGTGAAGTTACCAACTTGACCATTATCTAATACTCTTGTACAGATTACATATCTTCTGAATAATGTAAATCCTTCAACAATCATAATCATATCTGGATTGGTCTCAAGATAAACAACGTCTCCTATTTTTAATTTTCTACGATATTTAATATCCATTATTTGTTCCTTTTGTTTTTCTTTTATCTTTGTTAATGCCAAAATAATATTGTAGGTCTTTGAACAAATCAACCCAAATTTCCCTGTTTACGTCAAGTCCTACTCTCTTACATTCTAACAACTCTATCCTCAATTCTCTAACAAGCTTTTTCCATGATTTCCATTTTCTTTTGTTAGGATACTCAAATAGATTTACATATAGTCCATTTTTAAATTTAATTGAATGTATTGCAATAAGGTCTGCACCAAACCCACCTTGGTCTGATTCTTCAAAGCATTCATCACAATTATCAAACTCTTCTTCGCTCATAACTTGCATACATATATCGTATCCACAACCATGTTCTACGTGTTCTTCAATATCACCTTCATACAATGCAAAGTCTACTGTTCCACTGTCGCAAATTATATCCCAATCAGATGTAGATTTACCTTTTCCTATAGACCTACTTCCTATAAGAATATTTCCGCTTAATAATTTATTCAATTCCATCTTTTACTTCCTTTAATCCCATATCTACAAGTCTTGTTACTTCTTTAAATTCTCTTTTAGCCTTAATGATATGTTTTCCAAACTTAATCTCAACATCCATTTCAGTTAGTACTTTTTGTCTATGTATTGATTCATTATGTCCAACTGATGTCTCAGACATATATAGTTTTGCGATATTGTGTATTGCACTATTTATTTCATTTATTAATGCATTAGTATCAATCTCAAATACTATTTTGCTTTTCATGATATCATAACCTGATTCAACAACAAAATTTCTTATAACATCTGTCATAATTATTGTGTCTAAATCTTTATTTAAAGTCATATTTCTCCTTTATTTTCATGTCGTAGCCCTCAACGATAAAATACGTTTTACCAATCCCTCACCGTTCCAAGGCTACTACATCAAATTAAAAGCAAACGGAGAGTTACCTCCGTAAGCGTTTCATCCAATCTATCCATTGAATGCTTCTCAATCTGTCTAATTGCGAATATCCATCTATTATCTTACAGGACAATGTCCACCTGCACATTCCTGAGAACTTATTTCATTCTCTAATGAATCTTCAAGTCCATCAAAGTTAACATCACTAATTTTAGACATATATTCATTATATTTATCTTTTGTAGTAACTTCTTGTGGAAGATATAAATATCCTAAGTCTTCTGCAGTTTGTGTTGGGTCAGCTCTAAATAAGAATGATACACCAATGTATATCTCCCAATTTTCCATCAACCAATCTATAATCTCAGGTACTTCATCTGGACTGTAACTAATAGTATTAGAAACATTTTGGTCACAATAGTGAACTTGCCATTTCTTATATCTATTAAGCTGTGTAACAGCAGATTCTTTATTTACTTCAACTATAGTTCCATCAGATAGAGTATCTTGTTCGAACTCTACATTCTCCCAAGCGATACCAAATTTAACAATAATACCTTGTTCATCGTTAGGATTTGGCATAGACTCATATCCAGCCTTCTCAAGTATTGGTAATAATGGGTCATTCTTTCCAAAGTTAATCCAGTTAAAAATATATTTACCTAGTGGTTTATGAACACCTTCTGTAGTTCCCATAAGTTTAGATAGTGAACCAGATGGTTTAACTGTAGTAACATTTTTTGGTGGTTGAGTACCAAATTCCTTAGCCATAGAGTGAGCACCATGGTGAGCAGCAAGTCTCATAACTTCTAAGTCGTTAGCAGTCAAATCATCTCTTTGTGCAATACCAGTATTACCAACACCACACAATCTTAAAAATTCATTATTTAAATGCCAAGCTTCTTGCAGTATGCCATCTCTTAAGTCTACACAAGTTTGTCTATAGTTAGCTCTTCCAGCGATATATAATGCTCTTTGAAGTCCTTTGAAATCTCCTTTAAACTTAGCAATATCAATCTCCATAAGATTACAGAATGTTTTATTTCCAAGTAATATCTCAACACAAGGATTACAACCTGCAAACCAAGGAGCTCTCCTTCTTGCAGATTCAGCATTAACCATTGCTGGTTCAGACCCACCAGATTCAACCATAATCTTAAAATTTCTTACAAGTTCATTTCTTGTGGGTTTCTTTTCAAATAAAAGTGAATTATTAGATTGACCTCTTTGAGGATTAGTCTGCTCTTCACATCCACAGTCTTTACATTTCTTATTATCATAATCCCAATTCCAAGACTTGCAAGATTTACAAGTTAAATAACGGTCTTTAGCAACAGCAAAGTCTTCCCATTCAGGCTTATCATACTCAAATAATGCAATCTGAGCAGACCTTCTAGAAGATAATATAGTACCAAGCCAATTAACTATATCTAAAATATCTATCTTGCTAAGTAATTGACCAGCTTTAGAATTAAGTATTTCAGCTATTTTAGAATAAGCTTTAGCTATTGCTTCATCACCTGAACTAATCCAACCGTATCCTTTAAGCCTAATGCCTGCTGGGCGTAATTCAGAGAAATCAAAGACAAGTTTCCTTGCTTTCTTTTTTCCTGCCAATAGTTTTCCAATTGATTTTGACCATGCTTCTGCTGAGTCTCCAATTTTAATTGTCCACACTCCGTTTTCAAATGTTTCAACATTGTGTTCAATACCACCCTTTTCAGTTCTTTTACTTCTAATGATTTCAATCTCTGGAATCTCTTCCATAAATCCAGTTAAGCTACCAACTACGGGTTTGAATCCTACGCCACAACCTTGCATCAATAACCATAGTACATCAACTACATCGTATACAGTCTCGACTTTTGTAAAAGAACAATTAAATTGAGATGCTTCTCTTGTTTTAGCAATATCAGTACCACCAAGCCATAGAGTTCTACCAGATGTTGACATCTTATTTTCAAGAATCAACTCCCTTAACTCTTTAAGCTCATTAATCTCTATAAAATTTAAAGGTCTTCCAATTTGTCTTTCCCATAGCCATTGCTGATGATAAATAACTCTATCTGTATTTTCTTCAAATGTCTCAAACTGTGTTTCTTCTTCGTTTTTTGGTCTAGAGTAAGTTCTCCTAAAAACAACCTTTCCTCTAGTATCCATTATTTAATCCTGCATGAACTATAATTTGCTTTGTACCATTTTGCTTTTGCTTCTGGAGTTTTAAACTTTGTAAATTTGCCGTTAATGATTTTACCTTCTCTGGAATTAATCTCTTTAGCAGTCTCATCCATAGACTTTATTGGGTCATAACCCATTTTTAGTGGTTCACCAAATGCAAAAGTTTGTATATCACAAAATGCATCTACGATATCATCTTCATTTACTTTTACGATTAAATCTTTGTCAAATTTCTTTGCTGCAGATAGTAACACTGTAAGCTCTTTGTATAAAGCTGAAGAATAACTTCTATCTTCATCATCCTTTAATCCATGAGCTTCAAATAATTCTTCTAATATATTTATAGACGCAACTTTTAAATCAAAAGATTGATTGTGCATATTTCTGTCCTTGTTAAATCTAACAAGTTCTTTTGGATAATTTGTCATCCTATTCCTTTTTTATTTTACTTTAAGAAAAACTTCCTTAGGAATATGTGGAAAATCATTTATTGTTTTCAATCTCTGTTTTATCTCATCTATATTTTTTTTAAGTAAATCAATTACTCTTTCTTCTGGCGTACCTTTAGTTTCAAATATAGATACAATAAGTGCATATGGTTCAGTACCCATATACACATTAACGTTTCCTGCAGTTTCAGATGCTCTATTATGTGCAGTTTGATGCAAGAACAACTTTACTCCATCTATTTCAACAAAACCACGCAAAGGATTTTTTGTATTCCTTGGCTTTTTCCCATACACTATAAGGAAGTTTGGTTTTTTTGTTTTACTAGAAGTGTTCAGTTCCTTCATCTTCATCATCTTTCTGCATTTCAAGCAATTCTCTAAGCTCTAATTTTGCAGTATTACCATTTTGAATAATCTCTTCAATTCTTCTAGAGAATATAGACCTAGCAAGCATTTCTTCCATAACTGCTGGTCTCCTTTGTGGATTATATGCTGCAACATTATGAGTTTGAGTTAGAGCCCAACCTTTAATATAATCTTCTTCAAATATATCAATAAAATCTTGGTTATCAAGAAGTCTTGACATCTTTTCACCCATATCTATATATGATTGAAGATTATCTCTTTGTTGCTCAAAAGTTAAAGCTGTTTGGTTATTAGAAAGTCCTTGTTCACTACTCATACTAATTCCTATAATTCAATATCATCATCTTCTTGAGATGGAGCATTGTCTTGAGTTTGATTTTCACCAACAGTTGACTCACCATTTTTAGCAGCAACGTATCTTTTGTTTTCATAATCTTTAATAGTTTTAGCTAATGCTTTAGAATCTTTAACGTCTTTACCTAATTTTTTCTCAATAATACTGTGACCAGTAGTATAGAATGTTCTATAAAGGTTTCTGATTTTTTTTTCTTTACCATTATACCAATCAAGTTCAACTTGAAGTGCAATAAGTGCTTCTTTACCAATTAATTCAGTTAAGATTTTAGCATCTTCTTCTTTTCCATTAAAGTCTTTTCTTTTTCCATCAACAGTTGCACCAGTAAAGTTAGGACAAGCAACAGCAATAAACTCTTGAAATTTTTCATAATCATAGTTTTTCTTACCAGTGTTCCAATTTTCTTGAACACATAGACCAAATACAGTAGCTTTTCCACCAGTATCAGATTCAAACTCCAAGTCAACTCTATAGTTATCTGATTTATCTTGAACTAAATAAGCACCTGCAATTTTAATTTTGTGTAAACCTGTTTCTAATGAACCACCAGCACCTGCAGTCTCAATTGCTGCTTCATCTCTTTTAAATACGAATCCCATAATTATTTATCTCCCTCTTGAGTGTTTTTTTCTTCTTCTAATTTAGCTTTTTCAGCTTTTTTTTCTTCTTCAATTCTAATAAGTTCTGCTTTGAACTCTTCAAACTCTTCACTTTTGTAAGTTTCTGGAATATGTCTAGAAGCTTCAATAGCTTTAGCTTGTGCACCAACTTGAGCACATTGTTCAAAATCTCCAGCAATTGATAATTCAACAACTTTAGCTTGTAAAGCAGAAACATCTTTTTCTAATTTAAAGAAGTATTTGTTAGCATAAATAGATGCACCTTTTGATTTTCCTAAAGACATAATCATTTCAGATTCAGGCATATAATCCTCTAAATGTCTACAATAGTAATATGTAACACCATTAATATCTTTTGGTGGGTTTTTCGATACACCACCACCTTGTTGAGGCTTGAATGATTCTAATACTACTTTCATCACAGCAGAAACATCTGCAAGTTTTAAATTTCCAGCATCATCAGCTAGTTTAACGATTTCAGAGTTAACCTCTTGTAAATACTCATATTGGTCTGATTTGTTTTTTAATTGTTTTGCTTCAATCATTTAATTTCCTTTGTTAGTTTTTTTAAGTTTGTTAGCAAGGCAACACCTGCTTCAGTCTCTTTTTGAATTGTTTTTCTTTCATCAAATTTCCTAGATATTTCAGCATCAATTTCAATGCATTTGTCATCATTCTTTCTGATTCCTTCTTCCAATTCTGTAATAAAGCTATTAACCTTATTTAACGTTTTGCTTAAAATGTTATTGTTAAACACTATCTTATTCTTCCTTTAATATAGTTAATGACTCACCTATTTTTTCTAATACACCAAAGTCAGAGAATGTCATAAGTGTAAAAAATGCCTCTGGATGCTCAGCTATTGCATCTAAAGTTTTTTCTTCACCTAGTGGTAAGCCTATATCCTTACATCCTTTGACTAATCTCTTTACCCTTTTAACGTCATTATTGTAATGACTAAGAAGTTGTTGTTTGAACTGCTTCTTTTTCTCCTCTATTTGCATAGAATTTCCTTATACCTATAACAATATCTCTAGCATCATTATGCAAAGTGCCACGAAACATACCAGTTGGAGATTTAGCAGTATTAAATTTATTTCCTTGATATACTAACTCAACACCAGTTTGAAATCCAGTTGTTTCGTCATATACTGGTCTAGTAAATAGAACAATAATAAATTGTTTCTCAAGATATCCATATTTTAACTCTTTACCTTTTATTCTTGCATACTGCTTCATTTCACCAAAGTTTTCAGATTTTTGCTCTGGATGACCAGTTACAAACACTTGTTGCTTTAATGCTTTTATTTTTCTCATTATAGACTTTGTTATCTCATTATAATTAGCCCATATTTCATAATTCAAGAAAGCATATTGAGTATAGGTCTCAACTAATTCAAGGGAAGCACTAATAGAATCCATAACTACATAATCGTATTTATCTCCTTCTTCTCCTGCAAGTCTATCTAATACTGAGTTTAGCATCTTGTTACTAGTAACATTTATTACTTTATAATCTCTTGCTCCTTCAAAAGGCATTTCTTGGTCTTCTGAATTGATTATGACAGTCTTCTCTGGTGGAAGTCCTTTTATATGTTCTGTTATCTCACCTTTCTTACCTCTACCAAACATAGATGATTTACCTGAACCAGTATCTCCAATTATCAATACAGGAACACCTCTGTGTTCGTATACTCTTCTTTCTGTATCTGCCATATCAACTCACTCTGAATACGGTATCTTTAATAATTAAAGTATCTATTGTATCAAGATTGATAGTTCTAGGTTCACTAGTTATTAAATCGATAACTGTAATGTAACAGCTAGAGTCTTTTTCAACATTAGGATTTGCATTAGTTCTCTTACAGACCATTGTCCTATGTTCACCATTAGTTTTTTCAAATCTCACAGAAAATATACCAGCATTAGCTGTTGTTTTTTGTATTTTTTCTAAAGCTTTGAGCTTACTAATTTTCTTAAATTTAATCTTCAACATTTTCATTCCTTTCATAAGATTTATCATCAATAAAGAAGCCTAGATATAACTCTGCTTCTAGTTTCGCCTCTTCATTATATGCATTTAGTTCCTCAACCAAATCAAGCTTTTCTTCTGGCTCTAGATTTTCGTATGAGGAACCCATGGAATTATCTCTTTACCATTGAATTGGTCCATTCGGACTAGCATCATTGATATTCTTGCTTCAGCTTCACTTGGGAAATGAGGAACTATATCTTCAAATGTAGGTCTATAATTTGTTTGTTCCCATGTTAACTTAACATTTTTCTGCTTTGGGTCAACTCCATGAACAATATTGAATGCACCTACACTTCCTATTCCTTTTGCTCCAGGAATATTATCATCTTTGTCACCCATTAATGCTTGCATTAGATACCATTTTTCTATTTGTGCCTCAGTCTTAGGCATATTCCATTCAAACTTAGAATAGTTATATGATTCAGTAGGACAAGCATTTAATACATCTTTATCTATTGCTGCAACTCTATAGTTTAATTCTTTTGCTAAATAAATTACAAGGTCATCTGCTTCAACATTGTCTTTATAATATACCATTCCAGCAAGTCTATCTCTCACCATTTGCTTTAATCTACTTATTCCTGGAACTGGAGTTGTTTTCCTATTTGCCTTGTAATCAGGAAAAATGTCATGTCTAAAAGTATGTTTAGGTGACAGACAAATTACTGCCTTAACATCATCTCCATAGGAATATGTTTCTGGACCGTTGAATATGGCTTGTTTAATTTTTGATATTTCTCCACAGAATTCAAAGTAAGCATATTCTAGGAATCTGTCCATTTTTGAATCATCATTCTCAACCATATGTTTATGCCGATAGCAACTTCTATATAGTATACTATCTGCATCAACTGCTATTTTATGTGTCACTATTTATCCTTTATTAACCAGTTTGGTTTAGTATATCTTCTTCTGATAAGCTATAAGCTTCTCTTCTTTGAGATTCAAGCGATGCATAAAAATCATCCCTAGGCTTACGTTCAGATTCAGATATTATTTCTGCAAGCAATATACAATTCTCACTATATGAAAAACCTAAATCTCTTGCATGATACATGGCTCTAAATAAAGATAAGTGTAATCCCATCTTTTCAGTTCCATCAGGTCTTATTCTGTCATATGCGTAATTAAATACATTTCTTCTATCTTCCCATGTTCTTTTAAATTGTGCTTCTGTTACTAATTTTTGTACTTGCTGAGGTCTTTCTCCAAGTTGTTGTAATAGTGAACTAACTTCAAGGTCATCACCCTCTTCATTTACAATCATCTTAGAATCTTTGTATCCATAATATATCTGAGATTGTGGCAAGACATCAATATCAAGACATAAATATTCTGCAATCTTTCTCATTAGTTGAAGCCATCTACTTCCATCTACGTTAACAACAATATCAGTTGTCATTAATATTCTAAATTTATATGGATTATTTGGGTCACTTGTTGTTGCACATATATGCTTAAAATCACAAAGCATATCGCTTGCTTCTTGCATTGTTATGTCTGAATTATCTATATCAAGCATAATAAAATCTGCACCAGAATCTATATTATCCTTACCTCTTACTCCATTCTTAAACTTAAATGGAATAAAAGCTGTATCTTCTTTCATAATATTACCAACTTTTGGAAAAGAACTTGATACATATTTAAACCCATCTGCAACTTTTCTTTTACGTTCATCTTTAGTTCCAGAAACTTTTTTATAAGATATTCCAACTGAATCAGATTTAACATATTTTGTAAACACAACCTTATCATTGTCTTCCTCAAGAATACCATCTTTTCCAATCTTTGAATTAGCAAGAATTAACATATCTTTCAGATGTGCTTTCTTTTTAATCCAACCAAGTTTAACCATTTCATGTACAGTTAACTCTGATTCTGGATTCTCTACAAAATGTTCCAATAGAACTTCGTACGTTTCCCTATTCGCTTTATCTATAAACTTAGACAAATCTCCAGCAGTTAACTCTGCACAATTAATTGCTTGCTTCATATCTTGAGCAGTAATCTCCTTGTGCTCATTGAACAGAGCATAAACAGCAGATAGTTTAAATGCTTTCCAATGTCTATGTTGTTGTTCAAGATTCAATGGTTCACTAATAATATTTTTTGATTTCTCAATGCAATATATCTTATAAGCCTTATATATGTAATTAGCTTCATCACTAATTTCTATTATGTTCATATCTTTTAACAGCATTCTACTTGCTATCCTTTCAGATAGCTCATTTATCTTATCATGTAACTCTTCACTAAAAGATTCTTCTCTTTCCATTTCTTCTAGAATGTCATCAAAGCTTTCATAATCCTCATTATGTTCAATAAAGTCTGGGTATATAAAGAAACAACGTCTAGCATATTTAGATATAAACTCTTCAAAAAACACTTTTAATATTGAAGGATTCTCAAGGATACCATGCTCAGAACCAATAAATAATAGACACATTCCCATGCCTCTAACTTCTTCTGATTGGTTTTCTGCATCTTTCAAAGGTTTTGCTTTTTTATTACCATCATCAAATAGCTCTGCACCAAGCTTCATATTATCTTTAATATCACTGCTTGTAGCTAATTCTGTTGAAATCTCATCAACAACCATATTTGGTAATCCTAGCCCATCTTCTTTAAATTCGTTAAGCATTCTGATTACACCTTCTTGAGTACCAAGTGCATTAGATAAAGGCGTTAACCTTTTCTTGCTAGCTGGCAAATCATTTGCATCTTCTCCCATAGCAAGAAGCTTGTTATCAAGTTTAGCTTGTCTAGCTTGATTTATTATGTTAGTACCTCTACTTATTGCCTTTTCAAGGTTTACAATAGATGATGTTTTTTTTGCACCAGATTTAGCCAAAATAAATGCAATCATATTTGGTGGTGGAAGATTATCTTCTTTTATCTTTATCTTAGTATGAAAATGACCTATAAATGTAGCCATTGTGAAATTAGCTAAACCCAAAGCCATAGTAAAAGGAACATCCTTCTCTAACATAGATACCATATCCAACGCAGTTTGATTAAACTTACCATCAAACACGTTTCTTTCATCAAGAGCCTTTTTGGCTAAGATTAATTTATTCATCTCTGTTTTTCCTACCTTTTTATTGGGTCTTCTTTAAACCAAAGACCAACTATTATTATAATACACAATGTAGCTAATCCTAGCCACGATATATCTATTTCCATTCAACTCCTTATTTTAAATTTGTATCAAAAGTAATCAGGCTAAATGGAGACTGCGAGAAACAAAGCGTAAGCGACTTTCGAAGCAAAGCGAAATGTGACTGCATTATCTTTTTATATCAAATCATCCAGCAGTGTCTTTAAGTCCTTAGACTCCACAACAAACAACACCATAAACAGTCTTATCTTTTTCCTTTGCAATGTCAATGCCAAACATTGCTCTTTTTCTAAAATCTGAAATCTTATCAACATCATCAAACAAGTCAATTTCGTCTGTGTACTTCACTATATCATCTATACTATCATATTTACTTATGAAGTCTCCACAAACTGGTGTATTTATAGTTCCGTATTTAGCCTCAAGATAAGATTTAGTACATTTATCATTGAAAAACTTGCAATCTCCACATTTATTTTTTTGCTCATTATTATTAGGCAAATATGGCTGAAGCATATACTGCCTATCAAACTCTTCATGGAAATCAACTTCATCAATAATCTCAATTTTTGGTCTATGTACTATCTTTGCTTCTGGAAACCTATCAATTTCAACAAAGCTAGTTCCAATACCTAAAGCTTCTTTCATTGCATTATATATTCCACTCTTGTAATTTCCACGAGGAGTTCCTATCAGAATTTGCCTACAAGGTTCCCTTGCCACTTGTGAGAATGTCTTTTCGAGCCAGTTAGTCCATCCCTCTTTTTTATATAAGCCGAATGCTCTTCCGAAGTCAATCCATCCAAGTATTTTTCTTCCTTTTCTGTATGCCAATCTTCTTTTGGTAACAGTTTTACCTCTTTTCCTAATTCTTTCTTTTGACACATTATTTTCCTTTTTTAATATAGCTAAGTTCTAATCTAACTTGTTCAAACAAATATTCAAAGTGTTTGTATCTTTTTTCTTTGATTGATAAATCTTTTATAGACATATCCTCAACCATTCTACTATTTATTTCATTAAATAACTCAATAAACTTAATATTATCATAAGTCAAGAAATTTACTATTTTATTGTCTTTTGTTATATATTTACAATTGCTAATTGTATTGAATTTGTTATACATTGAACTTGAAAAGAATTGCCAATCTATACTATTTGTAATTTTAATCATATTAACAAGCATTTGTTCAAGGCAAACAATATCATAGTCACTATATTCGTTATTTACTCCAAAAGCTCTACTTCCAGTTAGTATATATTTATCTTTTAGTTTTTTAATTATATCATTAAAAGACAGTTTCTTTGCTATTACTATATCTGAAAATCTCCCCTCATCTATTGACTGTAGGACATTCATTTAAAGTCCTTTTAGTTTAAATCTTCTTTCTCTTATCATTTTGTCATAATATCGTTTAAGGCTTTTTGTTTCCTTTATATCAAGTTCTTTAAAATGTACAAAGAGTTCTTGTTCACCACCATCTACATCAAATAGTATATTTACTCCAAACTCCCTAAAGAACTTACCTGCATCATTAATTCTCCAATGGTCAACTATTTGACCTTGTGCTGGTTTGTCTACAAGATATTGAAGCTTTCTAATCTTGATTATCTTATTCATTTAAATCTCCTTTTGGAATAATTAAAGTATCACTATAATTAGACAATAGTGTACCCTTTTTCTTTTTTTTTATTATAATTATAACATATATAATAGACTAATGTCAAGTATATATCAACTAAATTTTAAAATTTGTATTGTATAAAATATACACAATAATGTACCTAAAATTAAATATGCCCTACACTATTTTAAAATAGTAAAAATATGAAATGACTTACAATCTCCTTTTGATATGGATAGAATTTATACAATCTATTAGAAAAATGTTAGCTAAATCATTAAAATGTATCATTTAAAATTATTGGGGTATATTTTGAAAATGAGTATTTTTGTATAATAAATATACAGTAAGATAATACCCATAATACGACACTACAAAGCCTTAGGAGAACAAAAAAATATCAGGAAAGTTATTACATGGTTTTTTCAAATTATGTCTCTGTAGTGCCTTATTATAGGCATATTGTTATTTTGTCGGGATTTGATAGGTAGCCCCGTTCTACCACTTGGCTTGGTCTATTTTTAGTCGGCAAACGCAAGATTTAGCCCTCGACTTTACTGCTCGTAGTCGTTTATATACTGGTCAACTAGCTGTTCCAGTCGCATGGTTGTATATTGGTCGCCATGCTTTACCTTTGGTAGCTCCTTCGTGAACTAGATGGGATTCAAACCCATATTCTACCGACAGCTGAGGTTACGGATTGGATACCGTTCTTCGCCATTTCTAATTTTAGAAACAGTTTGCTCACCTATGTTTTTAAATTTTATATGCAATTACCCACAAGGCAACCAAACATGAAATTACAATAGGAGATTCAATAATGTTAATTAAATCTGTTTTCCATCCTTGCATTGTGTTTCTAAGAAAATCTTTCATTCTTAATCCTTTCATTTTTTTCTATACACCTATTTGCATAGTGTAATCTCTTTTTTAATTCTCTTTCATGAGTTGTTCCATTATGTCTTAAACCTTTATTTAACCATAATGTTTTCAGAATGTTAAACTCATATGCGTCAAGTTCTAAGAATTCTGATAAAGTATCACAATCATGAACCCAATAAGGGATACTATAAAATCTATTTGAACCACCATCATTGGCTCCACTAGGAACATCAACTCTCTCATTGCAACCAACCTTTTCTATTGCTTCTTTATCTCCATCCATTATAAAAAATCCTTGTAATATTCTAAGGCTTCTTTTCCACCTTCTCTAAAAATAACTACACCTCTTATTAGCTTAAGGTCTTCTTCTCTCATCTTCCCAGAATAACCTAAGACCTTAACTAGTAATCTCCTATAGTTAAGTAAATGTTCAGCATTTAAACTTTCACTTGGCTCTTTTGCATACCTATTTACAAACTCTTCAACACTGTTCGTCTTTCTAATATTTGATATCAAAACAATATTTAACGCTCTTATACCATGATACTTGTCTACAAATTTCTCAAATCTTCCATTTTCATCATAAATTGAACCAATCCATTTGTTTGATTTATAATATTTTAAATTGCCTGGATTATTAAATCTTACAGATAATGGACTAGCACAAACAAATAATGCTAGTGCAACAATCCATACTGCTTTTTTCATAACTAATTTTCTAGCTCATATATTTTATTTGATTGACTAACAACTATCTTTTCAAGTCTAGCTATATCATTAGATTTTTTTAAACCTAATATACGATAATCTTCTAATGTATCACCTAAATTTGATACCATTTCTTCCAGCATTTGGATTTTCATTTCACTTACTTCTAACTTCTTTTGTAATTCTTCTTTTGTAACTCTTGCCATTTATTTTCCTTGATTATAGTAAATCTTATAGATAAACCTTGTTTTGCAATCTCCGTAAAAGTCTCAACTTCACTATTTCCAAGTGATATAAAATTCTTATTGCACCATTCTCTAAATCTTTTCATTTCAGCTCTTAAAAAAGCAATATCTTTTCTTGAAATATTACAAAATTGTAATGTAATATCATCAACAACTGCACATTCGAATATTATTTTATTTTTAAGTTTAATTTCCAAATGCAGAATATTTGTTAAATACATATCCTAATTAAGCCATCGTTAATGACTCCTCCAGCTCTTTCAACTTTGTCTTCTTGTCTTTGTTTTTTATCTTGTTTATTTTTTAATCTAACCAAGAAACTTCCTGTTCTTGTCTCTTTAGAAATCTCCCTACTGATTTTATCACCAAGTCTAATTTCTTTTCTTTCTTTTCTAATTGCATCATTAAGTCTTCTTTTTTCTGCCTTTTTTTCTGCAACACTAAGTTTTGGAGAATTTTTAGAATATCTAATTCTATCAATAATATCATCAACATACCCATCTGGTTTAGTCGGGATATGTTCTCTTGCTTTTTTCTTACCTAATTTGTAACTCATGTTATACCTTTATTAATCGTAGAATGATACTCTATTTGTTCTTGCTTTTTTAATTTGCTCATATTTATATTTAAGCAAAGCTTGTGCAACTTCCTCTTCTGTAGGTCTCATATCTTCTTCTATAAGTTCACAGAATAAATCCCATGTTTGTTTATAGTCTTGTCTAGCATATTGCTTAGCAGTCTCCATCATGTCTCTCTCATCTGTAGAATACTTTTTATTTGATTCATTACTTACTGCCATATTAATCTCCTTTTATTTTTAAATATTAAGATTAGACTTTTATTGTCTTTTTCATCTACTCCGACCAAAGGGAGCAAAAGACGAAGACTTACCATGCTTGACTAAGCAAAGTACGTGAGGACTCACGTTAGTATTATTCAAATTGTTCACTCTGCGATATGTAGTCCCATAGGCATCAACTAGTTATGATTATTCATAAACTGAACGCCGTACACAAAAAAGCCAACCCAATTAAGGGCTGACTATATATAAATATTAAGATAAAGCATACAATGAGCGTCTTATGTGTCCTTCAGTAAGTGTCATAGATTTTTCATTTGGTATGAATGCTCTTTTATCAGATATTTGTTTCATTATATCATTTAGTAAGTCACTATTTAATATTTCAACTAATATGTCAAAATATGTTTCACGCATAAAGTCTATATCATTTGGATGCATAGCATAAGCATCATGTATAGTAGTTATAAACCTATGTTTTGCTCTTCTAACCATTTCTCTAACGATATAACCATCAACTGAATGTATAACGTTAGGAGCCATACCAGCATTAAATCTAGTAGGTCTATATACTTCACATTCTTGTGAGAAGCTAAAGTCAACTCCACCTCTAGATGTTCTTTTGCCTTCGTATTCTTGTTTTGATTTAACATCATACTTAACTTTGAAACCATCTGGCATAACCCAATTATAAGTACCTATATACTCACTATTCAGTGCTTGAATTCTATCCATTGCAACCATAGCATTTGGTGCTATTGTATACATAACTTCTTTAAATGCATCATTTAAGTTTTCCTCAGAAATTCCCTCAACATGCATTCTTTCACGTTCTTTTATAGTCATATCTTCTACTATAGATAGACCACCTTTTTGCTTACCATATAGAGTTGTCATAAGGCTACGTTTACAGTTCTTTCTAGTAAATAAGTCTGTACCAAACGTATTATTTAGTTCATCTGCAAGCATTTGATAAGCATCTGCTAGTTTACCATTAAACCCTGCAAGATTACAAACCTTAGCAGTATCAAGGTCATTTGTTAATACTGCATACAATTGTAATGCTTGGTTTGAACAGTCCAAATACATATAATGTTTAACTTCTCTGCCTGCTTGATGATTTCTTAAAGCATTAACTGCTTTCATAAATTCCTGTGGACTTTCTGCTTCATCTTGGAATGATTCTAATATATCAATATTATCATCAACCCATTTGATTCTGTAGCCGAATAATTCTTTATCCAAACCAAATGTATTTGCTATATCAACTTTAAGCCACTTTAAACCTCTTTCTGTAAGTTTAAGATTTATTGTTTCGTTTGCACTCATATTTTCTCCTCTAATTAAAAGTAGCTTGTAGACTACCTTTTTTGTATTTAGAACCTTGTAATGTTATATCATAACCAGTATTATAGGCTCTACCTCTAAAGTCATAACGCCACTCAAAATAGAACTCTCTATCTTTCATTGTAAGATAAGTTTCCCTAATTGTTTGACAAGTTGATTGAGCTACATCAACAGCTTTATCTTTTGGGAACTTTGTAATCATTTTATCGTAAACTGCCTTATGCTCGTCTTCGCCATTTACAAAATCCATAAGAATATATGACTGTGATTGCAACTTATTTAACACATCAAGTACTTCTTGTGGTTGGTCATTGCAACCTCTATTTGTAGTTACATTTGATTTATTTAGGTGATATCCACCATTAAAACCAACTTGCCAATCATGTGGTTTTTCAATTAATGGTAATCTAAACCTTTGGTATTGTGCCATAAGATTAGTATAATCATCCCAATGTAACTCAACACGGGCATAAGTAATGGTAGTCCATTGTTTATCATCATTTTTAACACTCTTTTTATGTAAGTCCCACAGCACAGTATCAAACTCTGCAACAATGTCCATTGCTATATTACAACAATGTGACATACTTTTTGAATTTCTAACTATAGATGGACACTTACTAATTCCACTAACAATATTATGTACAACAATATCTCTAGCATAGTTTCCATCTTTTGTTTCTACTGGAATACCAATGTCTTGGTTTCCTATTATTCCTAATATATATAAGAACACATCATTAACATATTCACTATCATCTGTAGATAGTATATTAGCCATTAGTTCTGTATCTATTTCAGTACAATTATTATAGAACACTTCGTAATCAACCATTAGTGCTTCCTTGGCTCCATTGCCATTAAAGTTATGTTCTATGTCTATTTGTTTCATATTATCTATATTAATTGCTTCTAATTTCATTTATCCTAAAACCTCATTGATGATTCATTTTCAATTGCTGATATTTTAAACTCTGTCCAATCAACAGCAGATATATCACCAAAAGACCTCAACTCTCTCATTAGCTTAGCCCAAGTACTTGACATTTGTCTAAGTTGCTCTTGACTAAGCTTTGATTTTAATTTTTCTAAGTACTCTGACCTATCATTATTATTAGTAATAGATGGTTCTTTCTTGTCTGAACAAAATCTTGGCATCATTCAATACCAATATAGTTACTTCCAAATTCATTTCTAATTTTGTCCATTTCCTCACCATGCTTAATTCTTGCTTTTCTTCTAGCTTTAAGTTCAGCTTTATTTGGTGCTTTGACATCTTTAACTACGGTAAGTATATGCTTACCAGAACCTTCATAATTTCTATTAACTACTTTATCCATTCTATCTCTCTTCGTATTGTTCTAATGTTTTACCTAATAGGTCACTATCGCTTATTGTAGTCATACGCATTCTATATAGTCTAGCTAGACCACGTTTATGTTCAATAAAGAACTTTAATGTTTTATCTAAATGTATGTTATTTCTAACCTTACATACAATATCTCTAATTTGCATGACTACTCCTATACTGTTAGTCTTGTTTTAATTGCAAGTCATATTTTCTTGCGACTGCTAGCAAATCGGGTACGCTTATGTACCCTTGTTTTTGCTTCTTCATTACTTCAGCTAAAACTTCAGCTATTAGTTTTTGAGTCTGACTCATTACAAGCTCCTTCAATGATAATATCAGCTTTAGACTTTAATTTGTCTTTAGCAAGTATTTCCTTAACTCTTTTTAACTCGTCTTGAGTTAGTGTAACTTTAGCCTCTGGCTTCTTAATATTAACATTAATTTCATATCCAAATAGTTTCATAATTTATCCTTTTTTTATTTAAAAGCCATAGCTATGGCATAACATATTAAAGCTAGTATAGCTAATATCATAGATATCTTTATAGTTATTCTAGCAACTCTTATTGTGTCTTTGTAAAATCCAATAACTGGACTCAAATTAATAAATATTGGCTTATATAATAAATACAAGCTAACAAAAGCACCACCTATCATTGCACTTGCAACTCCTGCTGTACTTCTTCCAAATACTATTGTTAATAATAGCAATACCAACAAGTCTATTGAAGCATCAAGTTTCCTATCTGCACCAAACTTCCATCTTAGTATGGCAAAGTTTATAAGTATAGACATTGCAACTGACAACATCATTAACGCTTCCATACAATGTCCTTTCGTTATGTTTATTATGTATACAATCCTATAGCTACCTATTTGTTTAGGTATTAGCTTAAGGACTGTATATCTTTGTGTTTCCACAAATCACAGTTCAAGTAACTGCAAACTATACATTTTCAAGTGTGGTACAACACCATTATTGTCAAGGCTAATACTAACCTATCACATGGACTTGCTCACAACGTGAGCTAAGCATAAGACATAGACTATTACAATTGCATTATCATTGTGCGTGTGCTTGGTTTGCATTGTCTAACGAAAGGGCATAATTAGTGTTGAGTTTGAGGATTGACTTGAATGTATGTGTGTGTGTAAATAGCATAAGTGTATAATTGTATGTATATTGGGTTGACCTAACCATTACTTTAACCTAACAAAGTAAACACACATACAACAACAATGCCAAAAACCATTGATTGCCCTTGTATTGTTGGTTGTAGACAACTTAGAAAAGGAAGCTTCAGGACATATAGTATGTAAGTAGTAGGGGGGGAGTTCAGGGGTGTACCCCCTTCAGTGGGTTGGTAGGGTACATTTATACACTACTTATTCACTTTTTCCACTTACAAACCACTTACTAATATTTTTTTTATATTAATAAGCGTATATAGTCCATTTAAGCTACCTTATAGGCTTAAAGTAATAGTAAACCCATCATTATATATTTTTTGTATAAAAGTCCATATAGGCAATATATGGTGTTCTTAACCCTGTCTAATTTTTATACAATACACCTAACAAAGTTAGTGTACTTCTTCTCTGTTCTACCATTATGTATATGTACATAGATTTCTATGTTTTGACACATACAAACACATAAATATGTATATATTTGTGAGCAAAGAGAAGCCTAGACTATGCTATAACACTAGATGTATGTACGTCCGTAGCCATAGAATGACTAGCGTTTAGTTTAACTAAAAGCGTTGGACTAGTAATTAACAAACCAAAGGTTTGTACATCTCTGTTTAAGTATAGCATAGCTAGGTTTTTTAGCTCCTACTTGCTGTCCCCTGACCGAAATAGTAGCCTATCAAGGCAAAGATAGCATAACGAACGGTATCGTCATAAATCATGCCTTTAATTTGTGTTACCACTGGCGGAACGTATACCTCAAACAATCCAAATAAATATGACTCGGTACGTCCTTCAGTGATAAAGCTTACGGGTATGTCAAAGAGACCTCCACCGACCGTTAAAAGTGCCAGTATACTAAACATAGTTATGACTATGAATATACGTGGAAACTTTCCACTCCTTTTCGAAGCTTTGTCCTGACTATTGTCAGTAGCTTCCACGCCAGCAATAGCTAGCTCCGTTTGTTTGGCTCTGTCTGCCTGATTTTGTGCCATCATCTTGAAGATGAAACCCATCAGACCTCCACAAGCCATAGTTATTAATTCAATGTATTCCAAGTATACCTCCTTGTAATTACTCTGTAGAGAGTGGTATTTGACTATAGTCTATGTAGCTGTATAGAAATTAACAACACAGAATGTGTTGCACATCTCTGTTCTTAAAAGCCTATTTGCTTCTTAAATACGATAAGTATTCTGCACCTTGTACAACGTCAAAGAATATTTTAACCCTGTCTGGATGATTACTATCAAGCATAGGATTAATAACGGTCACACAAGATGGTGAGATATTGTCATCTCTAAATCCAATAGCAGTTTTAAATGGGTCAATTTCCTTATAGCTACCTACTGATATACAATGCATAAGCTTACGCCTTTCAGCATCAGCAATGACTGAATAACCAGTAGAATGTCTATGACCATGAATTATAATATCATCTCTAGAACCAAATAAAGCTTCTTTTACTGCACCATGTGCAACATTATATTGACTATTTCCTCTAAAATTGTGTCTAGCATGAATAGTAGTACAAGTACCATTTTCAAACTCAAGATTAAGTCTTAAGTCCTCTCCAACTACTCCAGATTTTACTGTATCGTATATTGTTGCAGCACCACCATTCCATGCATCATGGTTACCAATTATAGTATAAAGCCAATGAGTCCCTTTAAGATAATGCTTAATAAGGTCATGTGCCTCTTCTACAGTTGAATGTTGCTCGCCATAAAGACGACCAAGGAAACCAACCCAATTGTTAGTAGAATCGCCAAGGTTTCCTCCATAGAGACCATCTGTATCCTTTAATATTTTAATGTGTGAATCAATCAAGTCTAAATCAACACCATCAGAATCAAGATGCATATCACCAAAGTGTAATACACCAATTGCTTTGTTATCATTGAACCTAACTGGAACACTTTTATTGTATTCTTCTTTTGACTTCTTACGCTTGAAAACTTTACGTCTTAATTGTTTTATATCATTAATAGATAAAGAATCAAGTCCTTCATGCTTTTTAATTTCCATAAGATTACCCTTCTTCAAGTGGACAAACTGCACGTTTTATTGTATCAAGTCTATCTAAAAGCTTAGTTTCCATGTCATCAAGTTTTTCTTCTGTATGTTTATTTTGCAATTTCCACATCTCAATCTCAACGAAAATCTTTCTCAAAGATTCAACATCTGGCTTGGTATCTAAAGCACCTTCATGCTCGATAATCTTCTTGTAGTGGGAGTCAATTCTTCCCCAAATTTTCTTCAATTGTTCTTTATGTTCAAGAACTTGATATCGTGTTATAGCAGCAGTAGTAACGACACCAATAACTGCTATAGCAAAACTAATCATCCATCCTTCCATATTATTCTCCTAATTATTAGCAAGTCTAAGTTCACTATTACGTACTAATAAAAAGTGAAAACTAGAACGAGCTATTGTATTATTTGTCTCGGTTCTTGCAGATATCTTAATATCTGACTTCTCTGGAACTTTCTCGTATCCAAGCTCATATTGCTTAGATTCTTCAAAAATACCAACAATAGCTATAGTAGAAAACAATGAACCGTTCTCTCTTGTATCTACACTAAATTCTGCATCTGTAAGCTTAGCCACAGAAAAGAATACTTTATACAAAAATGCAGTATATCCAGATGGAACTGTATACATAGACATAAGTGTAATATTTCTACCTGCAGTTATCTTAGCTCTTAAAAAATCATTACTAGGTGTAAGTCCAGCAGTATTAGTTATTGTAACAAGTATATCACCAACTATTGGATTAGAAGACACGACTTTTGCTTCAAATATACGAATAAACAATCCAGCAGAGACTGGTGTACTACCAACAACTGGCACAGTAACTGTACGTCTAATCCATTTCCCATTATCATCAATGAGACCAGTAACTTTAATTTCACAAACATCAGTAACTTCTGTGGAATATACAAACATTTCAGAATTGCTAGAATCATAAACATAATTTCCACCACCGTCCCAGATATCTTCTGGGTCAGTGACAGTACTGATGTTTGAGTTTATTCCATACCTACGATTTTGTTCGTGTCCAGAAATATATCCAGAATTAACTGCAAATAGAAAGTTTCTGGTATCATCAGCACCAAGATATTCTTTTCCATCTTCATCATATCTAGACATCTGTAACTCCAACTATATGTGCTTTAGCACTTAAAGCAAGGAATGAAGCTTCCTTTAATTCTTCAAGTGTAACTAAAGTATTTTTACTTCCATTAAAAGGCTCTGCAAGTTTCCAGATAGTATTGGTTAATCCTTTATCGATAGCAGTTTCAATAGCATCTCTAATATCAAGTCTACTTTCTGCATCAGCATAAAAAACTTTACCATTATCAAGACTTACAGTTAACCTAGATAAAGTATCATCTTTATTAGATTCTTCAATTGATTTAGCATAATTCATAACTAATGGATGAGAATCTACAAGTGAATTAATTGTTATCTCATGATATGGGATATATGGTCTAACTTTTTCTATAGACGCAAATTCCTTTACAGATAATATAAAATCTGATTCATTTCCTTCATATTCATCACGAGTAGGTGCGTTAATAGTTCCAGCATAAGCTGGTGTAAATCTTGTATCCATATACTCATCATAAGAATAATATATAGTATCACTAACAACTATCTCTTCATTTTTATATTCATCAAATGTAATATAAGATGAATCATCTGAATAATCAATCTTAATGTCTGGGTAAATAATATCAACAGAATCATCATAAGTAGAGTCTTTATCTTTGATATATTCAACATATAATGCTTTTTCATCATCATTCATACTTCTATATTCTGGATATTTTAAATCATATTCACGTCTCATAGATTCATAAAAATCATTCTTATGCTCTTGCAAAATATGTAAACCAATAGACCTCTTAACGAGTTCTAAAGGCTTATTTTGCTCAATCTGATTCTTTGCCAATTTTAAATAATTTTGCATTACTTATCCTTTTTAAACTTAAGTGTAGGTTTAGCACTAAACATTGTTCTTATTTGGTTACCATTAAGGTCTAGCAGTGTACCATTTGCTAACTGATTAAATTCTTTATTGTCACCAAAGCCATTGCCGTCCCAAATTGAAAAGTAAGAATTAGATGCATCTAGAAAACCTATGTATCCTTCATGTTCTACCCATCTACTATCATCTAAAGATAAACCACTAGTATTAGCAATACATTCTAAGTAGTAGCCCATGAACCTACCAGAACTAATATAATACTTATCTCCTTCTGTAAAAGTTGTATTACTACCTAATATACTTACAAACTCACTTGCAGTATCTTTATCATAATCCCAAACAAGTTCCTCTGTAATTGCTACATCATAAACCATGTTATCACTATCTACAGCCTTAGCGATTAAATGTTTATGTCCATTTGATGTATTATCAAGGTTTATAATTGAGTGTGTTGGATTAATAAATTCATCAATTAAAATATTATTTTCAACACTTCTACTCTCTATTCCAACACCAGAACCAACTTGAATATCGCCTTCAACCAACATATTGCCTTTATATATACTATGTGAATTACTTGCTACAGCTTGTGTATCTACTGATACAATCTGCAATGGCTCACTAAGGTTAAGTGTTGGATTCTTAGATGCATAATTTAACAATGCAATACGACCAATAGCATGAGTCATGAAAGTATTGTTACCAACAGCATCAAATCTAGTATTAGCTATACTTGTAGCATCACCCCACGAAATCCCACTATCATCTGATGTTAAATAGATTAGCCAATCATCTATTTGTTTTTCACTATTAGTATAATATGTAAGAGTATTATCTGGAATATAATTAGAACCATCTTGACCTACTAGTAACGGATTTAATCCGACAATAGGTTTACTACTAACAAGAACATCTTTCCAGTCTTGTGGATAATTACTAGGGTCTCCTATAACATCAGCTGATAGCTTTGTACCATAAGAAAGAATAGGAAATAATATTGGTATATAGACATATTCCGTACCGTCAACATCTATTGGTGTACTCATATTTAATCGAATATAGGTAGAATCTTCAGCTCCATATGAGTTAACATACGAAGCAAATCCTCTATTTGTTTGAATTTTTGTTCCAAGTGGTATACTTTCCTTAGTCCAATCTAGAGGCAAACTATCTTTTCTAATAGATATTAATCCATCTGTACCACTATCATTCTTACCTTGATAAGTAGCTATAGAACAATCAACACCTTTGTCGTTATTAATAAGTCTATTTCTAGACTCTTCAACAGTTTCATCGTCGTACTCTGCACTATGAAGCAATGGAATAAATTGGTCTTCATAAACTATATCTGAATACTTATTATCAGGTCTGCCAGATTGACCACTAGTATAATCGCCACCAGTAAAACCTGTCCCAGTACCACTTGCTAGCAACATTAAATCAGAAATAGAATCAGTAGTTGGAAAAGATGATTGATACCAAGAATAATATCCAACATTTTCAATTCTATACTTAGCAGTACCAAACGGATTATAAACTGGGTGGTATGCTCCATTATTTAATGTCTGCCAAATCCCAATAGGAGTAGCAATAGAATCGCCTTTAGAATATAAACCATTTTCAAGTTTATTCCACCCATTTAACTCTGGTGCTTTCCAATAGTTAGTTTTATCTACATCATTTATTAGTACTTCTTTTTGTATAATACCTAAATCATCAATCATTACTAAATATTGATTAGACACATAATCTCTTGTTTCAAAGTGAGACATTTCTGTCCAATAATTACCATAAGTAGCATAATCAATATAAGTTGAAGTACTAGTAGGCGTTATGGTTGTATCTGAAGTTAATCTTTTCATATATCTGTTTGACATATTTGAAGTAAACCCATTTTTAAACAAATACACTTTTCCAACTTCAAATGTATAAGATGTTCCAGCAGTAACCTCTATTGCATTAGCAATATCGGTATGTGTTAGATAGCCAAGTCCTTGCGAACGAATTGGTAATGATGTAAGTGATGGAGTATCAACTATACATCTATATGTACCTTCTGCCAATTCTACAGATGGATTATCCCAAACTACAGTGTTGACACCTACAGTATATCCTGCTCTTAAATAGATATATGATGTTGTACTTTGAGCTACGAAATAAACTACAACTGTACCTGGTTCTGTTATCTGTGGAGAATCAACAATTCCTGCATCAGGAGTATCACCATTACCACACCTTAGTTTAAAGTTAATATCATTAAAATATGTAGCAGATATGACATCTACCTTTGCCTTGTATAGTCTTCCAACTTCTGTAGTAAATACTTGATAAGCACCTGCTGGTGTTGTAGGATATGTTACACTTAGTGCTGAATTGTTCCATGAATTTGTACTATTATATTCAAGCCAATTATCAATGTTGGTATCAAAACTACCATTAATTAGCAATTCTTTCTTATCAACTATAGCATAATCACCAGAGTTCTTAGCATTTTGACACACTAATCCATTAACAGTTTGGTCTAATACCTCTACATCAAATGGAAAGCTTCCATTGTCGGATAAATCTATAGTAAGACTACCAGCTACAAGTTCCACAATATATGGATTGATTTTAAAGTATTTACTAGAAATTATTGTTTTATATAAAAATCCAACATCTTCATTAAATGAAAAACTTGGCTTGTTTCCAATGTATCCGTTATTTGGAATTGAATGTTGTTCAATCAATAAGTCACCAGAACCTAATATACTTTTACCATTTATTGTTTTAATATTAACATCATCAACAAGAATTTCTTGAGCATTAATATTATCTCTAGCAATATCAACATCATCAACATCTGAAAGATTATTTTCAGATAACATATCACCAGAACCAACTCCATCTAAACCATCAGTTATATCAAATGTATATGGAGCATTAACAAAATTACCATTTATTGTCACAGTAGTAACTAATCCATCCTTGACAGAATTCACAGAAGTTATACTTGTACCATTTATACCATTAGTGCCATCAACCCCATTCTTGACATCAAACTGATATGAGCTAGAATCAGAAAGAAGAATAACATATGTATCTGTAGCACCAGACATTCCAGGTTGACCACTTGGGTCTGTTGTTGATTCAAAAGAAAAACTAGAGATACCAACACCATCTTCACCTTGACTATCAGCCACTGCACCAACAAGAAAATTCAATTTCTTTGTTCTTATGTCTTGAGAATCTTCATCTTTAAAATATAATTCATTAGACATTGTTAGTCCTTGCTTTTTTCAATTCTTTTCTCCATTCTTTTTCAACACTCTTTGGGATGCCTTCAGTCTTAAAGATATCCCTAGGAGTAGGTTTAGGAAAGACACCGACTTTTGGTTGAGTAAAATAATCCCTATTATATGGGATTGTAAATAATGGCTCTCTGTATTCCATGGTTAATCCTTTCCATCAAAAATTTGTTCCGTAATACCTTTGTATTGTTCTGGCAATGCAGGCTTACGCACATCTCTATATAAAGCGTCAATTGGGTCTCTACTGTAGCTAGCTATATAATTAGGAATAACATGAGATGATGCTCTATTAGATATACTATCAAAGAACCCATCACGTTGTAAGTCTCCAAGCCTACCAATTGTAGAACCTTCAGCAAAATCAATCATTCCTTGAACTGGACTAAATGGTGCAACATTTGTATCTGTATAATCACCAAACATATATAATCCGACAGACAATGCAAACATTTTAATTGGATTGTTCTTTGTATACTGAACAAGTTTTGGCGTAACTAAACTGAACCATTTTAGAAAAGGAACAAATCCATATTTATCTAAAATCTCAATAGCTTCAGGAGCCATCTTATCCATGTTACCATAAAATCCATTTGCATCAATAACTGCCTGCTTAAGACTTGCTCCATTTTCTATAGCATTCTTTGCGACAGTATATCTACCCATAGAATCTATTCTTGAGAAAATCTTCATTGTAGCTCTACCTAATTCAGTCTTCTGATTAAGATTTAGGAACTGACCTACTTTAAAAACCCCAGGAATTCCACCTTGCTCAGTCTTTTCTTTTAGCCAAGCAGATACTAAGTCATCATCACCAACAACACCTTCCACTCTGTTTGTCGATAATCCTGCTCTTTCCATTTTCCAAAATAAGTTATTTTTAAGCTTATTCTCAAGTTCTTTGTCCCTTTTTTTTCCAGTAAGTTGACTTCTTGTCATATCTTTCAATGCATCTTCAACTTCCTTTATGTCACGCATAGCTTCCTTTTGAAGTCTATACATATTGTTAGGACTTATTCCATGAGACAATGCAAGTGCTTGATTATATAAGAATGAATTTATATATGATGATGGATTTTTTAGTACAACATTTTGCTTAAACATAGTTCCAAAGTTATTTAAAACCCTATCAGCAACTTTCAATGCTTGATTATCACCATTATACAATCTAGGTTCATTTCTACCTAGAAGCTTATTAACAAGTTCAGCATTTACATAATTTAATTCAGCTCTTAGCTCATACGGAATTCTATTCTTTTGTTCAGTAGTAAGTTCAATCATTCCAGGTTTTTTTGTATTAGAAAATAGATTAGATTTGTCTCTAGCAAGTTCTTCTAAAACACGATAAATCATTCCTCTATCTTTAACCTTTTGAGATACACTTCTTATTGTTTCAGATAATGTAGTTGCCAAATCATCAGTTTTTCCAGCTTCTAGCCTTATATCCTCTTTGGCAATAACTCTGTATCCATCATGACCTTTTTTGATTCTATTCTTGTTCATCCAAGTAAGTTCATCCTGAAGGTTATCAAATGCTGGTATTTCACCTTTATTTTGACTTTCAAATTTAACACCTACTTTTCTATTCTCAAGTTCTCTTCCTATAACACCAGAATCATTCTTGCTTTCAGCATCCCAAACAACCTTACCTTTTTCATTTATTCTTTTACTACCTCTAAATACCTCGCTCTGGAAACCTTTTACAATCTTCTCTGGATTATCAGCGAATAAAACATCTTCAGATAATTGTCTTTTTTGAGCCATTACATCAAGAACAAAATTAGTATCTTTATCCTTAGCATATTTTTCTGCTATACCCCATGCATTATTCATGTTCATTGCACGAATAGAAACCAATTGGTCTATTCTCTTTTCTGCACTCTGTGGCAAATTATACCTAACTGCAACAAGATGAGGATTATTAAGGTAATATCCATATTGCTCTGATTTCTTACCAATACCTCTAGCCATGGCATCAATTTCTCTACCTGCTATCTTATAAAGTTCTGCAGATTGTCTCCATATAGAATCAGCTTGTTTCTTAGTCATTCCACGTATAGCTTCATAGTCACTATCAACAAGCTTTTTAATCTCATTAGCTTTATCTTTAGGTATTTTGTTTAGGTCATCAAATAATATTTCTGTCTTCCTATCAGTATCTGCTTTATGAATATTTCTAACTGATTCAAGCTTATTGAACTCATCATACACTGGACTAGAACTTGTTTGTTCATCCCATAATACTTTATATTTATTGCTAACTTTGTTTGAAGCATTTATTAATTCATCATCAAGTGCTTTAGCAATAGCTTCATCTTTATCCAAAACTCTATCATCTTTAAATTCATTTACAGATTTTCTAAGCTTAACAACATCTATTTTTCCTTCAATAACAGCATCAGAAGCAGATTTAAATTTTCTTGTCAAATCCTTTTCTATAGGTCTAGGTATAGTTTTTAATATATCTGATGCAATATCAGTACTTGACTTAACATAGTTAATAACATCATTTGTATTATTTCCAACTAGGCTACCATCTTCATTAAAATACTTTCTTTGTTGACCTTCTAATACCTTGTTTAATCTTGGATTAAACTCAATCTTTGCTCTAGCTTCGTTGAAAATATTCTCTTGCGTTGTTTTCCAAACTGATTCGTTAACTCCATCTGGAACAGGTATAGCAAGGTCTGGTTGATAATCTTTTGATTGATGTGCTAATGCAACTTGTCTTTCAAACACATCATCACCTTCTCTTGCTATTGACATAGTTCTATACATAGCTTCATTTACTAAAGCATCAATAAGTTGTGGAGTTGGTGTTTCTCTAACATTCTCTAAAGCCATATAATCTCTCATTATTTCTTCTTCAGTTGAGTCTTTAGATACGTCAAGTTCCCTTTGTTTTGCAAATTCTTCTTTTCCTTTTTGATGTTCTACACCAAGTTTGTTTTCAGACTTTGCTATAATAGATGAATCTAGGTCACCAACTTTTAACGACTTACCAGTATATCCAATACTTCGCATAATATCATCAAGCAGATTACTATTATTAATAGATTGTAGTATTTCTGTATACGCATCACTAGCTATTTTCTCCTTACCTTTTGGAACAACAAAAGCATCATGAACTGTAGGTATTCCTCTTTTATTCATTTCTCTTGCAATATAAGCATCTACTGAATGAATAATGTTTGGCATTAACGCCCTAGACATATCCTCAAGATTATCAGTCTCAACTTTTATAGGTATGTCTTTACCTCTCATTGATATTGTTCCGTCAAGCTTTTTAATCAATTTAAACTCAACTTTAAACCCATCTGGTAGAGACCACTTAAATGTCACATCATCTTTGTTTTCCATTTGTTTATATACAATTTCTCTAAGCTTAACCATCTCTGGGATTAAATCATCGCTAGCTTCTTTGTATGCTTGATATTGAGCAGTAGCTTCTGGCTTAGTTAATCTTTGATTTTTTTGGATATTTTTAATTAAACCTTTTTCACCTTGACCATAATTTTCTGTCATAAACGTAGGTTTAACCATATCTTTATTTACTTCATATCCAAGCTTATCACTCATTTTTTTAGCAATAACATCCCTAACATCAATGTTTTCGCCAGCTACTTTAGCAAGTTTTCCTATACGTTTACTTCCAAGAAGTACAGCCGTAACTTGCATTACAGAATTAGAGGCATCAACCACTGTATCTTCAAAGTCTAGCAAATGCTTTGTTTCAGCTTTAAATTTCTCAATTCCAAGCTTTTTAGCTCTTGCTTCTGTAACTTTTTTATTAGCCAACAATGTGGCTTCTTCTTTGGCTTCTTTTCTTCCAGCCTTAGTTGATACGGGTATAGTTTTATTTGCTATCTCTGCATCAGTAAGAATATCATCATCAACATCTTTCATTTGTCTTTTAGAAAGTATAGGTTGACCAGATTTCGAACCTCTAGTATATCTAGCAATAGTTCCATTGCTTCTATATGCTTTTAATGCCTTTCTAATAAATCTATTAGTTGTACTTGCAGACTTTTGCTCTTCTAATTCTCTGGCTTTTAATTCATCTTGTGACTCTTTTTTACCAACTAAATCAGTTTTCTTAGGCTCTTTAACATTAGATATGTCTATATCATCACTTTTTACAGTAATACCAATTTCTTCATATTCATCAGCTAGTTGCTTTTGGAATGCTTTTGCATCTTCAATTGATTTGAATTCAGTTTGTCCAGCACGTTCAATTTTATCAGATATACGTCTAGTCTCCCTATAAACTAATTCATCAGAAGTAAGTTTCCCAGAATTATAATCTTTCAAATCATATCTTGCACCAATGTAATCCTCTATTCTTCCTATATCATCACGATACTTTTTTCGTTGCTGGTCTGTAATGTCATTAACATCAAAGTTACGACCCTCAAGCCTTTCACGCTTTGTTACATTTTGTATAGATTTTATAGCATCTCTTCTAGACACATCAGTCTTTGCTTGTATTACATTGTATGTTTCTTCTTCTGATTTAGTCTTACTAGGTGTATATGTTTTAGCATTTTGCTCATTTATAAAGTCTTCACGAAGTGATACATCTCTGCTCTTCATTGATTTTTTAGATACATTTGTAGGTACTTCTATTGTTTCATCTATAGACCGTTCGCTTTTTGAAAGTGAAGCTTCACCTTTTCCATATCTATCTTTTATCTCACGCTCTGCTTGCTTCATTTCCTTAGTAGGTTTAGCACCTTCTTTTATTTTTAGGCTAGCCTTTTGTGGAGCAGTTCCTTGCACAGACAGTAGACTACCATCTTCTGTATAAACTCTACCTCTGTCATCATATTTTACTTTGAAACGTTTTGGTTCAGATACATCTGGAACTTTTTTTTGACCTTCTATAGGAAGACCTAAATCTTTTCTTGGGTCTTTAACTTCAAATACAACATCTTCAAAACCAGCTCTAGATTCTTCAACTCCTTCGGATTTAACTTCTCTTCCAGATGTAGTCTTTATAGGTCTACCACCACCAGCTGCTTGAGCCATAGCTTCTTCACCCGATTCTGATAATTTGGCTATTCCTCTACCACCTATTGCTAATGCAGGTGTACCTATTAGTCCAATAGCAGCTGCCGCAATACCATCAGCGATTGCTTCACTATCTGTCTTTCCATAGAATTTACCAAGCCCAGCTTCTGCAAGACCCATTTTACCAGCATTCTCAAGTGCATCAAATCCTATAGATTTAGCTAATCCAAGCTTATCAACACCTAGTTCTATTGCTTTAGATGTACGACCCATTGCACCAATAGGGGCAACAGGAAGAAAAGCAACAGCTTCAGCAGCAAAGTCACCAAGACCACCACCACCATATTGTCTAGCTAACTCATTCTTTTTGTCAAGAGACTTACTATATTCTCTTGCATTATTAGCTACATCAGCAACAGTTCCCTCTCCAAGAAGTAGGTCTATAGGGTTTGCACTATTTCCTGCGAATGGAGTTCTAACCATAAGGTTAGCTTTCTCCATGTATGATAAATTATCATTATCTCTAATATCAATATAGTGTTGCATAACATCAGAATCATACTGCCTAATTAATGTGTCTATAACGTTACCAAATAAATTTGTAACATTTTCTAATCCACCTGCAGATAATCTTCCAAGAGTAGAACCAAATTGTTCTGTATTTGTAACAGGATTCAAAATAGCATCTTGTACCTGTGTATCATCACCAGTTAGAATTCCAAGTGTTTGACTAGCACTGTACGGTAATTCTGCCATAATTCCTCCTTATTTTTTTTTCACAAGTTTTTTCATAAATGGAGAGTTACCAAAAGGCAACATATTCTTCCATTCAAAATAATCTTCAGTCTCGTATTGGTCTAATATTTCAGCTACTTTATTATATACAGCTTCAGTTTTATTTAGTCCATATTCGGTTTGACCTTCAGGCGTCTTAAGATAATCGGTAACAACTTGTGCAATAACCCTCTTATCTTTTTCTGGTAGCTCTCTATCTAAAAGCCAATCTTGTGTATCAGAAATATATTCTTCGATGTCATCAGTTATCTTTCTAGATGCATTACCATCTATTCCTCTGATAAACTCAGCACCTAGCTTTGTTATATCATTTGGTTTAAACTTAGAACCATTCTCTCCATATTTTTTCTTATACATATTTTGCACTTCTATTTCTTTTTTAGATAGTGGAGCACTTGTTCCATCAGAAAAGAATTTAACACCATTCTCAATCTTGTGGATATTCTTTCCTTTTTGTTGTTTTATAGAAGCAAGTGCAAAGTCATGTTGTCTAGATTTAGAAGCTTCATTTGCCCTAAATACTCTGTCTAATTCACTTTCATTCATCCTAGAATTAATATTATTCTGATTGATTTTCATTTGATTAGCTCTTGTTAATGCATTCTCTTTTGCATTAAATTTTTGACCAGCTAGTCTTTCACTAGAAGTAAAATTCTTGTCTGATATGTCTCTTTTGATATTGAATAATTTGTCCACAGCAGATTGTGTATCTTTATTGATAGTTCCTCCAGCTGTATTTGTAATTAGCTTCTGAGCTTCAGACTCAGATAGATTATCAAGAGCTCCAGAACCAAGTAATTCATTTACTTTAGCTGAACGTTGTGTTTGACCTATTCGGTCTGCAGTTTGTGAAAGTCCCTGAATACCATTCACTATGTTTTGTGCAGTTTGGTTCTGTAAACCAAGTATCCCAGTTAATGCACCGAGATTAGTAGGGGTTGGGTTGGTATCAGCAACCCTTAAATCGAAAGACATAGCAACCCCCTAAAATGTTAAGCTTTTTCTAGCTTCGTCTTTTTCAACTTGTCTAGCATAAGCATCTTTCTGCATATCGCCCATGTCTTTAAAGTAATCTTTTTGAGTATTCATATTACTAAGACCAAGACCAATATTTGCAATGTTTCCAAGACCACTAGTAAAATTAGCAAACTGTGGGCTTCCTACAGTTCCAAGAATTGAATCAAGGAATCCTGTTCCCATAGTGCCGGCAACTTGTGGTATTGTAGATTGTCCTACTGCCCCAGCTAAATTGCTAGGTAAAGTGGTTGAGCCACTTCCAGAAAACAAACTTAAAATAGAATCTAACATATAAACTCCTTTATGTTATTATAAAGCCTCTGATGCAAGAGTAACAATATACTTAGGAACGTCCCTAGTACAATGTGCTCCAATATTGCCATTTTCAGAAATAGCTCTTGGGTCATAATAATGTTCCTTCACAGCTGATTCTTTTAAAAATTTTGCAATAGCTCTTGGGATAGATACTTCTTCTCCTGGTTGGAATTCTACAGTGTATAGTCCAATAGAAGCAAATACAGATGTACCTTTCTGTGCGTGTTGAGTAGGGTGAACTATTACAGATACATATTCACCAAGTGTTGGATGAAATTTTTTACCATCTTTTTTAATAGCCTTAATCCCGTATTCAGTAGTAGGATTATATTTACCAGAAGATTTGATAGCAGAAATAAGTGCTTGAGTATCATCTGAAATTTCATCATAATCTAGTCCTAAAGACTCTGCAATTCCACTTAACTCAAATGCATTCATTTCAGCTAAAGTTTTTTTCTTCATATTTGATGATGTAGTTGTGTTCAATTTTGTTCCTTATATATAAGTGACGGGAATTAACCCGTCTCAACTAACGATTAAGAATAATCGTAGTAGTGTTTAGCTGTTGTATCCTCAATAGTAGCTGTAGATTCAGCTCTAATTAACCAAGCTTCATTAAGAATAGCAGCACCAGTAATAGCTTTCCATCCAATTGTACCAAATTGGTCTAATGGGTCTTCTGCACCAGCAGAACCTAATGGTTTAACCTTTGTCATAATACCATCTTTACCTCTTAAAGAAGTTGTAGCATATGCATTTTCAGCCATGAAATATGAAATATAAACGTTAGTACCACTAACATCAATTGGGTCGTTGTTGTAAGATTCAATGATTCTGAAATCACCAATAGAACCAACTTCATCTTCCATTGCTTTTGAATAATCAGAGTAAGACTCTACTTCTTTCCATCCAGTTAAGTTTCTTAAATCTTCAGTAACCTCTGGAGAAACAATCCCCATATATGCACTTCTAATTGGAGTAGTACCAACTTTAACTGAGCCAGTAATTACCTTTGTAAACTTTTTACCTCTTTGGTTTTTAAGTTTAATAGACATGATTTTGAAATCATTGCTTGTTAATGTTGTTTTATTTGTTGCAACATTTGCTCTTGATGTCTCACCATCAGCATAAACAACATTTGTTCCACCTCTTAATACATCTCTTCTAATTGTATCTATAGTAAGTGATGCTTGGTCTCCAAGAATGTCTAAGAATGAACTTTTGATATTATCAAAATCATATAAATCAAGTTCATCAGTATACACAATGTAATCACCATAGTGGTCTACAGAATACTCAACTTCTTCTCTAACAATCTTGTTTGGAGCTTTGATATTTGAACCATTATATTCTGCAATTGGAGTAGTAGCAGGTAAGATATTTTTGTATCTATATGCAAATGCTTTTTTAGCATTAGATTTAGCAGGAATAACTTTAGTTTGACCAAATCTATCAAAAACTTGGTTAGCAGTAGTTCTCATTAACAATGCTCTGTCATAAGCAGCTTGTACTTTCTCTGATAGGAAAGTAGGTGTACCTTGAACTGGAGTTCTTGCGATAAAAGCTGACATAAAAATCCTTTAAGTATAAGTAGCTAACGTGTCGCATTAGCCACACTTGTTAAACGTGACATAGTCACAGAACCATAGTTTTAGGAGGTTTCGCTCCCAGAAACTAGATGGTTTTTATACTACTTAAGAGACTTAAGGTCAAGGTTTTGAAAATCCTCTTCTGACATATCCCATACATCAGAAGCAGAACCAGACTGTTTAGAATATTCAGTATTACCAAGTCTTGCTTTTTCTCTAAGCTTTCTCTCTTTTTCAGTTACTTGTCTTTTTTGCTCAACTGGCTTTTGTTTTTGTTCAGTATTCTTTTGACCAAACATATCATAACCAACTTGTGCGTATGCATCAAAGAATGTTCCACCATTAATTGCTTTATGCTTAATAGCCTCTGGTATAATTTGTGCAGCCTTACCATCTTTAATGTGTTTAGCAAAAGACCTAATATGTTCAGCATTTCCACTAATAGCAACTTTAAAATCTTCTGGCAAGTTATCCATATAGCTTTTAAATTGTGTTGAAACATCAACATCTTTCATTACTTCAGTAGCAGCCTTTTCAATCTCGCTAAGTTTAGACACCTCAACATTTGGCTTATATTCATCAGCCTTTGTAACGTCTATGTCGGCATCATGTACATTTGAAATCTTAGCAAGCTTAGCCAATGCAAGTGGGTCTCCATTTTTTGCATCAATAAGAAGTTTCAAATCATCAGAAGTAACTTGATTTTGTTCAATAAGCAATTGCTCATCAGTTGGCTCTTTCTCATCTTTGCCATAATTCTTAAGACCATCTTTAAGCAAAGCAACAAGTTCTTCTCTGCTCTTAATCTTGATAGGTTGACCAGCAACTTCTACATCAATTTCATCAAAAGTATTTGAATCTGTATTATCATTGTCATCGTCTTCTTCTTCTTCTTCTGTAGATTCAGTATTTTCTGATTCCTGATTTAAATTTGTATTATCATCATTGGTTTCAGGTTCACTATTATCGTTACCTTCTTCCTCTTCAGTTTGCTCAGATTCATCCTCTGAACTATCATTGTTTAGCTCTTCTAACTCAGCAAGTGCTTCTGCTTCAAGTTCAGCTAATTCTTCTTCTAAAGTTTTATCCATCTTAGTTTACCTTTTAAAATTTATTATTTTGTTTATTAATCTTCTCTTGAATATTTGCCAATAATTGAGCTGGAGCAAGTGCACTGTTAACATTTCTCTCTTCTGCCTTAGCATACTTTTCAGTAGCCTGAGCGTGTTTATAGAATATTGTAGCACTAGCATCTGCTCGTTCATTTTCTGCTTTAGCAATATCAAGTTGACTATCAGTTCCAGTTTTTCTAATATCCATTTCAAGCTTAGCAATTTCAAGCTGTAACTTTCTGATTTCCAATGATTGAACCATCATTTGTTCTTGAGTAGGTACTGGCTTGTAATTTCTTATAGACTCTGCCTTTTCATACATATCAAATAGTTCAAACATTTCAGCAGTTAAAGCAGTAATTGTATCTGGTGGAGCATTTTCACCTAATGTCTTGGCTTGTTGCATAAGTAGATTTAGTTGTTTTATACGCATTGCTCTTGTAACATCAGTACCAACTTTACAAGTAATATAAGTCTTAGACGATGCATCAAATGCATAGTAATCTACTTGTTCATCTTCTGAGAATAACTCAGCTATTTGCTCATTGTCTAAAAACATCTTGCTCATATCAAGCCAATTCTTTGCTACTTTACATAACAGATTAGATATGTTTGTAACAGCA